TTGCTAATGCTTTTGTATATCTAGACGCTAATCTGTCATACAAGTTATCTTCAATCGCTTCTTCAGTGATTGAGAATGCAAGAGCAATAGTCTCGTGCGTATATCTGCTTGTGAAAGTTTCTTGTGCATTATCAAACGCTACTCCAGATCCTTCTGGTTTAGTTTGAGCTTGCGCGAAACCAGATAACATTACTTCTTCTTCAAAAGCTCTGTCACTGTTTTCTGTATCGAAAATTTCAGCATGCTGATTTTCATACCTGTTATATTCCAGACCGAATAAAGCATTCAAACCTGGCTCTAGTTCTTTAACTAGTTGTCCTCTTGATATCGCCATAATTTATTCTCCTTATATTCCGGCTGTTTGTGTTAAAAAGTGCTCCGCAATAGTAACGATTACATTCGCATTAGCTGCGCCTAATTCGTTATTATCAGGGTCTTTTGAAACACCTATTATTTTTAATTGCGCTGCAGTTGCTGCCATTGTTCCTGATATTTCAACTTTTGAAATATAGTTAGGCGATGCACCCGCAGTGTACGCGATGTCAGCACAGTTACCAATATTTGTTTGAGCTACTGTACCAGCACTTTGTATTTCAAACCTTTCATAAGGGTCATCAGCTACGAATCCAACAATGTCTGTTGCAGTGTTAGAAGCTTCTAGGTGATTAGCCCATGTAGGTTTGCTTGTAGAAGCGTCAGTATAGAATACACCGTTAAGTGAACCTAATAAAACGTCTCCCGCTGCCGCTACACCAATAGTTCCAGTATCTAACATTTCAACTGGGTCCCATTGATAAATAGCTGTCGCAGAAGCTGCAATACTATATTCACTTAAACCTTGGTTGTCTCTATTCTGACCAACTTTACCTGTTGCTTTCAAACCGAAAGCGGCATCTTTATTAGCCATATTATTTACTCCTTAGTTTAGTTTATATTTAGTATCGCGGTAGTTGGTATCGCTAAAAAATTATTTTTTAGTACCACCAAAAGTTACGCGACTCTGTCGATCACTATCGATCGGCATACTTGGGTGCTGTTCCTTCATGAGATCGTTATTTACTGCTTGTTCTCTATCTTGAGTCTGCTTATTAAAATAAGCTTCTCTAGATTTAGCGAGCTCTTCCGGTATCCTTGCCAGCACAAGGCCGCCAACTCCAATCACTCCTGCGTATTTACCTTCTTTAACAGTTGCATAAGATTGATCTGGATATTCATCTCCTCTTACGAGTTCCCATCCGGATCTAAGTTTACCTGACATGTTCTTTGTATCGTCCATGCCTAAAACTTCTGTTCTTATCCATCTGTGTCTGAAACCATCAGGCGCAGGTGGTGCATCTAAAGATGACGGGGGAGTCCAGGTTGTAGGTCTCTTATCAGAAACCCTTGACTGACTCGCACGAGGGGTCTTGTTTATTTTATTGTCTTCCATATGCTTAAACCTCCTTCATGTGTTTTTTTTGTTTTGCATAATCTTCTAATGACACTCCTAATTTTTTGGCGATAGCAACTTCAGAAGGGGTGAGACTGATAGTTTTGCGACTTTGTTTTACACTTCGCGTCGCCGACGCTACTCTCTGTGCAGGCTTTGTCGATTCACCTTTTATATTTGTATCATTATTAGTATCAAATTTATGCGGAAATTCAAGCCTCATTCTTTTATCAATTTCAACATAATATTCATCAGATTTTGGATCATATCCTTCCTCATCAACTAGTGTTTTATGTAAATCAAAAGCCGTATAAGTCATAGCTCTATCCGTACCAAACCATCTATTATTAGTTGCCCAAGACTCTGCTTTTGGATCTACTTCTCTAACAGGTTCTGGTTGTCTAGGTTGATAAGTTGGAATTACGGTCTCATTTTTAACAGCTTTTTGTTCTTCTGCTATTTGAGAAAGTTCCTGTAATCTAACTTCTTCATAACCCAATCGTGATATTTCTTTTTGAATATCTACTTCAGCATTAACATCGCCAGCCTCTCTAGCTTGAGCTAGTTTAGACTTTTGTGCATCTAAAAGTGATTGGATTTTACTTTGTCTATCTTTCATAGACGATGTTTCCAAAGAAGAGTATTTTTTTGATACTTCTTCCGCTTTCTGTTTTTGCAATCTTGCAAATTCAATGGCTTCATCTCTTTGTCTTTGAGCTTCTCTCCATTTACCAGTAAGCTTAGCTATTCTTCTTTGAACATCTTTACTGTAGTTTTCTAATTCTTTATCTTTCGATTCTTTCTGATCGTCTTCACCTTGCTCCTCGCTGCTAGCTTCTTGCGGCTCGGGGCTAGTGTCTAGCTCCTTAGTTTCAACTTGTTCTTCAGTTTGTGCATCATCTTTTAATTCAACTTCTGCACTTGGTCCTGAAGTGTCTATATCAACCATCGGAGTGTTCTTGTTTTCTTGTTCTTGCATAGTCTCCTCCTATGTTATATGTGGTGCAACACAGATTCTGGATCTTTAATAGTTCCTAGAACCTCGTCGTCGTTAAGAATACGGACTTCTCCGCCTTCTATTGGTAAACGTGATCCTGCATATCTTGCAAAAATCACCCAATCTTTTTCTTTACACCAAGCGCCTGATGGAAACTTATCTTTGTCTTTATAAGCCTCAGGTCCTATCTTTAGAACGTAACCACAGTTCACTGCGATTCTTAATCTATCTAAAGTTTCTTGTGCAACAATAATTCCACCTTTAGTTTTATCTTTAGGTGTGAATGGTAAAACTAATAACCTCCAACCAGTTGGTTCTGGAAGTTCATCAATAACAGAATCAACATTAGTTTCGTCAACTCTTTTACTTTGTTCTATTTTATCTTGTTCTTTATATTTTTCTTCCAATGCAAGTTTAGTCTTCGGGACTTCCTTTGAATCGGATGACGTTTGTGTCGTCGGGTTGCTCATTTTTTTCCTCCTTTGGATTTAGCAGGTTTGAGATTTCCTGTTCTATTAATTGTAAGGCATGTGCCTGTCCTAAAAGATATCGATATTGCTCCATATCTCTTACTCCTCCAGCGACCATTGTTTCACCAACGGACTGATAAGAATCTCTTATTTTTTTTCTAAGTGTGGGTACAAATGTTTCTAGGGTGTAGTGTTCTGCCATTTAGCAATTCCATTTTCTAAGACTCTTGTTAATCCTAGAGTTTGGATCGCGTGCAGTTTTTGCAGATGTTAATCTTTTTTTCATACCTGTCATACGTGCGCAGAACGATTTTCTACGATTAGCAGCCTTAGAACCTTTCTTTAATTTAGACGGTTTCGTTGTTACAGCTGTTTTTAATTTAGATCCAGGATTAGCAGCTCTATAAGATGCAACCCCTTTTCTATTTAAACCACCGCTAGGTGATTTGCCTTCTTTTCTTTGCCATGCAGCAGTTCTTGCCATTATATCATACCCTTATAGTATTTTTTATAACTTGGATTTCCTACTGTTGTTCCATCAACATCAAGTTTGATGAAACTTCCAATATAGCCACCTGTAGCAGCTTTTGTTCTTTTTGTAAAGGTTTTAACGTTAGTTGGTTTAGGACCGGTATTACCCGCAGCTCTTTTTCTTTTTACTGCAGAAGCTTTTTGCGAAGATGACATTGATCTTGCTTTTGCAAGTGGTACACATTTTGGATAAGCTCTTTTAGAACCTTTTGATCTTCCGCAAGGTTGATACTTACCATCTTTTTTAGGAGCTCCAATGTCTACCCATTTTTCTGCTACCCACTTACGTAGTCCCATTATTTTACGCTTATTTTACTGTAATCACCTTTTTGAAAATCAGGTTTGTTTTTCTTTTTTCCAAAAATTTTTTTAGCAGTAGATACTGCTGATCCGACTGGAGTTAATGCAGATGCTACTTTTCTAAACCCTTTTTTCAATCCTGCTTTTCTTCTAGCTTTTTGTCCCTCATTGAATCTTTCTTTTCTCATTGGGTTAGTTGTTCTAGTTTTTTTACCAAAGGCAGATTCCAATCTTTCTTTTATAGAAGCTGTTTGTCTTTTTTGTTTACTATCCATTTTATTTTCTCCTTATGCTTTTGATACTCTAAACTTTTTTCTTTTTTTATATTTCATATATTCACTACCAGGAATTTGTGGAGTCTTTCCACCCTTAACTGGACCGGTTGTCTTTTTGCCTTTTACGTTAGTTTTTTGTTCATCAAAGTAACCACCGTCTTTAGCTTTTTTTCTTTTACCACCTGGTTTTATTTTACCAGAACAAAC